GTTGTACTGACGTTTCTAGCAAAGATCAATATCTCGCTAGCATTCAATACTAATATGCGTGCACAACGCAATAAGAAAAATATGAATAAACACAACAAGAAAATAGGGAAAAACGGAGAAGGAGGCAAGGAGAGCTCCGATGGACCAAGAGAGAAACGAGAGAAAGGCAATGAGTCTAAAATGAAACCAAAGCTGGTGGAGAGACCGTTAGCCAAAAATTGTGTCCAGATGCTGAACATGACCCAAATAACATGTTCCTCAAAAGGGAAACGACAATGGTTCCTGAGGATGTATGGGGTTCATGTGCGAACGTCACCTCAATGGAATGACGGAAGCGAGGCGGGCCACTATGTTAGCCATGATATGCGTGATGAGGCTATTCGACAATCATGTCGAGATGCCTGCACTAGATTGCGTATATCAAACGGATATGAACCCCTCAAGTTGAGGGTTTTAGACGTTTATGGTAGACATCATAATATGACTCTCTATAAATTCCTCGAACCCGGAGTAGGATTGGAGTTTGTGCCCTTGATTCCCAAAATGTTCGCTGGGGATGCTTCTAGGCACCCAACTGCCACCTTGTTAGCACAAGGAGCCTGTGAAGTGGCGATTATGGTGGATATCTATCAGTCGGGGACAGCCGTGCGGGCCTTGACCCCAGAGAGTGTCGCTGAAGCAGCCTGGATCACGACGTCAAAAACCACTTATGTGATAATCCACAACTTGGACGATCTCTATGGCGTCGAGTATTATACTGCAGACACTTCAAGTGAAGAAGGGGAATCCCTATCAGTCCATCGTTTGGAAGGCAGTTGGGTGACGGTTAAGAGGAATGGAGTTCTATTGAAGAGCTATAAACCGGATGAAGGGACTATACCTTATCCTCTACACCCAGTGCCTACATGGTTGCGCACTGACGCGCACAAAGTCGACTTGACCAGTGTCTCCCCTGATGGTGAAGAGATGGTTTTCCAGTGGAATCTCCATGTCCATCAGATGGAAAAATTTGGGCCTTTTGAGGTTTGGAGGTGTGTCTTAGATGACAAAGACGTGGGTCCCGTGAGTGAAACTTTACCCCCTCAGTCAGAATATTTTGATGTTGAAGACGAAGAAGAGCTTCCAGAAGGTATATGGAATGAGCTCAGTCGTAGGCTCACCTTCAATTCTGAGAGAGGCGGAGTGAGATCAGTCACGACGGGTTATCGAGAATTTGAGGGTCTTAGACCTGTGAGTAGGGCAGCCTTGGCAGCAGCAGATGTGTGTCTGATAGGGAAAACGCAAACAGCCAGACTCACACAGACGGTTGTGGCGGAGGTCACACGAGTTTTGAAACAGAGTTATCTGGCCAAGGCAACCCATCGTTATCCGGGCCTTTTGGAAGTTCTCGTTTGGAATACATGTGTGCATGCGTGTGCACGCAGATCTGACGCCCATTTTGTGGAAGCTGTTGCGAAGGGAATTGCCGATGACAACAAATTATGGTATCAGAGCAACTTCGTGTCCCGACTTTGGCACACCACCCAAGATATGCGGATGAGTGTGAGCTCTGGGAAGCCATTAGGGCTCCCTGGTTGGGCTAAGACAGGTTTGGCACTAAGCCTAGGCTGTGCTGTGGGTTTGGGGTTTGTCGTGGCCCTTCGGGTGATGGGACCTCCAAGCCTAAGCACCATTGGTGTGGTTGTCGAGGAGCTGTGGAAATGCACAACAGGCCCTGTCGGTACCTTGGCATTGGCTGGGGTCGAGATGGTCAAGGCTGCTTCTGAAGGAAGACCATTATCCTATTTGTTGACGGGGGCCATGCACTTGGCGACAAGCGTAGCTTACTGGACTTTTGGATGGGCTGCTATCCCTGCCACAGTTGTGGGTCATTTGGCCTACAACGCCACTGCGTCTTTGATACCAGCTCCCCCTGGGATGGTCCCCTGGCCCCTGCTCATTGCGGGATGTGGTGCCCTCGTTTGGATGGGTTGGAAAACCTTAGTGAGCAAAATTTTGGTTGCTGACGACCAGAATCGGTTGAGCCAATTTGGTGAAGCCTGGAGCCATGGGGAACCACCAGATTACGAAGGTGTCATTAACCCAGGCAGATTCTGGCTTAGGGCTTTTGAGGCCACAGACGCGTTCCGAATGGAGGATTGGAGATCGTCGTTCTTGTTGTGGAAGAGTGAAAATGGAACACAATTCAATTTGGCTCAGCTCAATATTATGGGGGATCTCGATGAGGTTAGACAGAGGACTATGTACGGGCCTTGTCAATGTCACCATGTACCGAGTGAAACCCTTATGTGCCAGAGTTGTTCATCTGCTCCAGAAAGTTTGTTCACCAATCCATTGATTGTGACATCCGGACATTTGTACCAGCCAGAGAGATCAATGTGGTCAACTATCAGCGCCGCAGGATGTAGAGATTTTGTGGATGATTTTGGCTATTTCACCACTCCAACAGTCGAGAAAGCATTTCGGGCAAGATTAGTCCGTGTTTTGACACCGGTTTGGAAGCTATTACAACAGCATATGCTGTATGATCCTGAACACCGCAAGGCCACGAGAGAAGAGTGTGCTCTTGCTTTGAAGGGTCAAAAAGGGAAAGCTTTCATGGAAGCCTGTGATAGGATTGATAATGGAGAAGAGAGATTTAAAACCAAATTCCAGGTTAAATACGACGAGACGGTCAAGTCAGCATCCATCCCTGGTCAACCTGTGCGAGTCAAGCCCCGGTCAGTCAAGAACGTTGATACCACAGTCCAGACTAAGGTTCTCCCTGTTGCAAGGTTCATCGCAAAAACAATAAAGACGACATATGATGGAGAACATTCTTGGCAAGTGGGAAGATATGAGGTCAGATTTGTGGTAGCGACTGTTACGAAAGAGAAGCTGGATTTTTATTCTAGGTTGCATCGGGACGACGACGCTTTGGTGGTGATAGTGTCTTGTGACGACACCTCTGTTAGTTTCGGGCGATATGCTTCAGAGTTTGGATCTGTTGCCATGGAGTCAGATTATTCATCTTATGACCAGTCCCAAGCCCAGGAGTTTTTCCAGGGAGATTCTGTTATTTTAGACCCCGTGATGCCTTTGGAGTTGTTTGGAGGTTGGTGGGCCTACCATTTTGCTATAAATTCGATGCCGATGAAAGCCACTATGAGTGTACCAAAAGATCTTGATACAGATCCGACGTTGCTCACGAGGTTAGATGTTTTGTCTAGGCCGAATATGAGAACTGGCATCGGAACCACTTCCGACTTGGGTTCACTCCACAATATACAAGCTCACACTTGCTGGTTGTTAGCGAGGACCTCTGGTGATCTCAGATCTTTTGATGAATTTAGCCCTGAGTTGGGGTTAAAGACTAAAACAAAATTCCATTCTGATGTGAACGGTATGACTTTTCTTAAAGGCGTGTATTGGGATGGCACTTGGAATGTGTTGCCTTCAGCCTGCCTCAAACTTGGAAAACTTATGAGAGACCCTTGTAGCTTAGTGGAGAAAGGAGCTACCTATCAGGAGGCCGCCTGGACTTGTTTGTTCGCCATTTGGGCAAGTGTCCAGGTTCCTGATCATTACCCTATTTTGGGAGCTTTTAAACGGCTGGCGAGAAGGGGAAAGCATTCTAAGGCTAAGCTGCGCCCAGAGGCTAAGTTAGGAGCGTGGTTTGAAGATTCTATCTACAAGGTGAGAGCTGCAGAATTGTCTAGGGAGCAAGGTCTGGCCATGGTTGCAGACAGATACGATCTGTCTGAACAAGATATAGAGGCCATGGAGGAACAAATTCTATCTGTGAAAGTCCTCCCTTGTGTTTTGTGTCATCCAGGGTTTTGTACGTTGCGAGACGTGGATTACAGTTGATAGGGTGGCGCATTATTTGACGTCGACGGCGTCGTTAAAGAAACGTTCGCACCATGTTTTCAGGTGCGTTGTGCACGTTACAACTATGGGGACTGACTGCTCATGTCCCCTGGCCCGTACCAACCGTTAGGTTGGAAATTGATAAATATCAAAACCAAATAAAACAAACAATCATCATGACTGACTCAGAGAAGTCAAAGTTGAAGCGGCTACAAGCATCTCAGGACAACTGGAGAATCAAGTTCTTGCAGGCAAATTGGACACCACAAGAGCTGAAGGAGGTTGAGCGTGCCATTGAGAAGTTCAAGGACAATCATGAGTTGAAGCAAGCGAAGAACCCAGTGGCCCAGTATACTGATGCTAGTCGTTTGAAGAAAGAACAAAAGATTGAAGAGAGGATTGCCAGAATGCCAAATGTAGGCAACATTCGGGGTGCTAGCGAGAAAAGTCTTGCTAAACACCCTTCGAGAATGGCTGCTGTTGAGGGCATGCGTTCCCCTGTCTATGAAGCAGTGTTGCGGTATTTGAAGACAGTGGCACGTCCTTTCAACCCTCCAGCAGACTTTGGTAAGTGCCCTGTCAACTACAATTCTGCTCCATCGTTCCAAACTACCACTGCTACGACCAAATATTCTGGCAGTGCCGCTACCTTAGCTGGCACCACCACGGAGATGATTTTGTTCCCCGGACATGCGTCTCTGTTCCAGGATTCGAGCACTGGAGGAGCTGATCCCTTTGCATTCCATGCAAGCCTTATAGCTTTGGGCGTGGGGGCCACTATCTACTCAGTGGGGCCTATTGATGCCAATTTCACAGGTCCAACAGTGCCTAGCGCGATTGGTGCAATGGCCACTGGTTTGAGCTTGGGAGCATCCACCAATGCATTTGTTGGGGCAGGAACTTTTGCCATTAATCCAATGTCCTCATTGCCGTATTTGACAACCGGAGGCAACAATCATTCCAGGTGGAAATTGTTGTCTATGGGCATCAAGATCTTCAATGACACCCCTCTGGTAGATAGAGGGGGTTACATCGGATCCTGTCAGCCCAACAGCCCCTTTTCAGCAGCAACCCAGACAGCTTATAGTGTGTTTGGCAGTTACCAGACGTCTGTTGCGTCGACTGACGGAGTTGAAACGATAGTGTGGATACCCCGGACAGAAGATTTGGCGTTTTGGCACACCATTAATGGCGGTGCCACCAATATGAGTGTAGCTGGTATTAGAGTGTGGTTTAACAACGACACTGCAAAATCACAAAATTGGCGTTATGAGGTTGTCTGTCATTGGGAATTGGCTGGCACATCTTTGGCATCCATCACCACTCCTGCCCTGGCTTTACCCAGCGGGAAAGATATAGTGGAGCCGGCATTGGATGTCGTCAAAGCGGCAAGTCCAAGTGGGTCTGTCTTAGACAAGGTGGGGGCGGCAATTGTGGCAGCACATACCGGTCCCGCTGTCTTTTCTGGTGCAGTTAAGGGATTTTCCAGCGGCGGTGTCATGGGCGCCATCGGTGGAGTTCTCAAATCTGTATTGTGATGATGCTTGAATCGATTAGGGTCAAACTTAAACAAGAG